TAAGAAGCTGAATATCTTCATCTTCTTCATTTCCATCAACTCTTAATTTCTTTTTTACAAGGTTCAACATTAGGATTCACCATCCTTTTCTGCTTTAGAACCCTGTGTTTTCTTCTCTTTCGGGGCTGCCTTTGTTACATTCTCACTCTTTTCAAGAAAAGCTACATTATATTCTGGATGAATAGATTGCAAAAATGAAACGCGCTTTGCTACCATCTTAAAACCTTCTTTCGGATACGTTTCACCTTTTCTATAAAACTTGTTATCATGTTCCTTTTCTATAAAATCATTCAACACCTTGTAAGCCATTAAATCTCACCGCCTTTTCACAAAAAGTAGCCACCCTTTTATCAAGGAGTGGCTACTACCTTCGCGATACGGAACGCTGATTTCAACTTAATTTGATGGTCAAACCAAGCGGTAACAACAAACTGTTCGATACCTGTTTTCACATCTTTATCACGATCATAAAGCGCATCTAAATCGTAGTTGAAATGAGAGAAATTAAAGTCACCAACTACTGGACTTACCGCTGAGTCACAAAATACGACTGGCTTTCCAAGCACTTGTTCAGGTGGAGCAGTATAAAGAGTCGCACTTCCATTTGCAAGTTCTTTAATAATATTCTTATAATCTAGGAAACGCATAAAAATCTTCGCATTCTCACGATAATCCTCATGTAAATCAGCTAGTGCGTCTGTAATTGCATCGAACATGTTACCCCCTGTAATCTCTTTAACTCCTGATTTATAGAAAGACATATGCTCTTCCCCAGCCTTTGAAGTAATTGCAAATGCGACTTTTTTCTCCTTAGCCGCCACACCGGATTGTAACGCATTATCAATATGAGATACTAAATTAGCATTAGAGCCGTTCAGCACAGTCTCAGAAACACCCGCTAACACTTTGAATTTATGACGACCAAAGTTAACTACATCGCCAGTAGCTTCTAGCTCTTTTGCAGTCTCTTTATCAGCAATAAAATTGTCATCATCTAGAGTGAAATTCAACTTTGGAATCTCTAAATTTGTGATATTAGTAACCGCTGAATGACCTCGTAACGGATTTTTGACTAGTGGCTCTACTAAAATCTCATTAGAAACTGTCTTTGGTAAGAACTTATTTCCGCCTGTGGTATTATCATCACCTAACACTTGTAACACCTCTGCTGGAACGGCTTGTTTATTCATTGTTGCACGGATTAAGTCTGCTTTTGCCGCTATCATTCGTGCTTTTGGATCTTCGCTTTTAAGACCTGGATTTAACTGTTTTTGTTGTAGCTGAAATTGCGCTTTTTGTTCGGCCTCCATACTGTCATGCTGCTCTTTAATTACACTAAAACGCATTTGCAAATCTTGTTTAGACTTCTGTAAAACTTGAATATCCTCCATTGTAGCTGTTGTATCAATAGCCTTTTGAGCCAGCTCATTTTCTACTTTTTGCAGCTGCTGGCCAATTGTGGCTAAGTTTTGCTTTAACTCAAACAAAGTATTTTTCGAGAAAAATTGAAAGTTACCAATAGATAATTTAAATTGCTTTTTCATAAATGAATTCCCCCTAAAATTGTATTTATATATTCCGCATTAGCTTTCGCTTCTTCAGCAATCTTTTCACGCAATACCTTTTCATCCTCACTCATTGTTGGCTTAGAGGATTGAAACTGTAACAATTGTTTTGGTACATTTTGATATTGTTTTGCCCACTTGTCATCAAACGCGTAAGCAACGGCTTGATTAGCTTCCGCAATTTCATCACAAAGGCCTAATTCTAAACACTGTTCGGCCGTTAGCCAGGTATCTTCTTCAAGCATTTCGTACAAGGATTCTTCTGACATCTTGTCTCCCGCTCGATCTAAATAATACTGACACATCGCTTTGCTAATACGCTCTACGTCATCAGCTGCTTTTCGCAACTGTTTAGCATTCCCCCAGGCTCCTGTCATTGCATGATGAACCATCATTAATGAGTTAGACGGCATAATAATTCGCTTTGAAATCATTGGCAAAACCGATGCACAAGATGCAGCCACTCCATCAATATGTGAAATAATATCTGCCGGATGTCGTTGCAACATAGCAATCATAGCCATTGCTTCAAATACACTACCGCCTGGACTGTTAATGTACAGATTAATAGTTTCAATTCCATCACCCAAAGCTTCCAATTCATTCTTGAAAATGATAGAAGATACCTCACCATAGTCTTCCCACGCATATTTTGTAATCTCCCCGTAAATAAAAATGTCTGCCGATTTACCATCAACAGACGCCTTCATTTGAAAAAAGTTATTCTGTTTGTTTTTTCCCATTCTCGTTCACCCCCTTCCGCTGAGTTGGGTCCATATCAATTGGATATAGGTCACCACTTACCCAAAGTTTCGAAGCATTACCACCACGAGGTGGCTTGTCCTCCATTTCACGAATATCGTCTTGCGATAACCATCCACTTCTAATTGCTGCCTGATAATATGCGGTCCTTGCTGCTGTATCTCCTCTTAATAAACCACCAAGATTAAACTTAAAGTAATATCCTTCTTCTCTCTCAGCTTTATTTAGTAATTTTCGATTCATTTCATGTTCATATTGCCTGACTATTGGCGTTAAAGTCATTTGTACGAATTGAATCATTAACTGTTCGTTACTGCCATAACTCTGCCCTTCAGTATCATTTAAGAAAGACACAGGCACATTAAAAACGTTAGCAACTCGTGAACGGGTAATCCGCTCTGATGCTAACGTGTCTGACGCAAAGTATTTACGATCAATTTCCTCAATAGTCACACCTGGTTCTCTAAATAAGATTCCACCGTTTTCTTGATAAAAACGCTTAAAATCGTCTACAATTTGCTGTCTTTTCTCATTATCTACAGTGGCATTATAAGTAAGAATAAAACTATCCTTCTTCTGCATCTCTGACAAGCTGAATTCTTGTACTGCCTTGTCATATTCTAACGTATTTCGTAATACATCAAGAGGACTAATTCCTTTCCATCTTGGAACACCTGTGATGTGTTTGACATGAAACATATTCATGTTGTGCAAATAATAAGTATTATCTATTCCACGCACTTCATACCACAAATTGCTGTCATCCATGTTTAAAAAAGGTGTTACATGGACTGAATCAATAGGTATTAATGCCTCTACTTGCATACGAATGTCACGTATAATAGCTGCATATGCATTTCCCGTTTCATTTCTTGAAACTTCAAGTTTGTTTATCCAATCAAATCCTGTCATATTTTGATTAGGATTATTAATAACCACATCAGCTGCTTGATTCGTAACTACATCATATTTTTGATGGAGCTTTAAAGGTAAAGATGAAACCGTATTTGCCAATCGGCTAATTACACTAAAAATTGTTTCATTTGTAGCTAATTTCGAATTATCGATACCCCAAAATTTCTTGCCAAACCATGAAGAAAAGTCATATAAACTACCTTTCCATCCTGCTGTCGCACCTTTAGCCGCTGCCTTAAATCGATTAAACCATTTCAACTTCTTACCACCTTTCAATCTCATTTTTTATTTAAATAAATCGTTCACTGATACAAATGAAATATCTCCATTTCCTTGTGGTTGCGATAGCATTGGAATTACTTCTGTATGAGCATTCAAAAGGGCTGCAAAGCCATCGATTTTTCTATATTTGCTCTGTTTGGATGGTAAAAAGTTTCCGTTCCTATCTTCAATCAGCTTTACATTGTTCATATACCAACGTAGAAGTCGGTTCTTGTTGCTTATCACTTTTCCATCTAACAATAGTTCCTTCACATCTTTTAGTGCTGGACTTAAAGTTAAATGCCCCTGACGAACAGTTTCTGTTTCAAACCCGTATGTTTTTAAGTCTTCGTTTAAACGATAAGCATTTGCTGGATCATAAGTAATTTTTCTAATGAAATATTGCTTAGAATGCTCTACAAACCATTCATAAACATATTCATACTTTACATATTCACCAGGAAGTATTGTTAACCAACCTTTTTTCTCAAACTCTTTATAGTCAATGCTTTCATTGTCCTTATCTACCTTAGCCTGTGGAACCCAACTATGCGATAACACAAAAACATTCCCATCCTCCAAAGGAAACTCTAAACACGCACTGGTAAAATCCTCTGTAGAGGATAAGTCATATCCCCCTACACATTCTCGTCCAATTAACGAATCCATATCTAAAACTTCTTCGTTTCTTTTTAATACCTCAACTCCGATAAACGACATTTCATCGTTGTCTACGAAGATATTAAACTGCTTGGTAATCCAGTCATTTTTTTCTGCTTCTGTGTGCTTATCTGTATTCCAATCATCGATAAGAGACGGAAGATCTAATGAAACACCCATGTTTGGATTTGCTTTAATCCACAATTCAGGATTCTCAATTTCATCCACGCTATCCATTTCAGCCATGAAATAGAACTTTCTATCCTGATCAATAACACCTTCTAAAACATCCGTTGCAATTTCATAATATTGCACAAGTGGTCCTTCAAGTTGATAGCCTGCTGTTGTAATATACACAATCATCGGCTGCTTTCGCGCACCACGAGATTTTTTGATAACGTTGATTAACTTAAAGTTCGTAAATTCATGAATTTCATCAAAAATACCAAGATGTGTATTTAAACCATCCAACTTTTTGCTATCGGACGCACGTGGTTCAATCTTTGAATGCGTCTTATCATAAAAGATACCTTTTTGGTTTTCTCGTAAATGCTTTCGAAGGTGTGGTGATTTTTGAACCATTGCCCGACTCTCATCAAACAATTCCCCAGCTTGTTGTTTCGTGTTGGCCAAAACATATACACGAGCACCTGGTTCATTATCTTTTGATACAGCATAGTTAGACAATCCAGAAATCATTGTTGTTTTTCCGTTTTTCCGGCCAATAAAAATAAGGCCCTCACGAAAGCGCCTGTATCCTGTATCTTTATGAACCCATCCATACAAAGAGCCAATAACAAAATGTTGCCAAGGCTGAAGGATTAAACTTTTATAATCACCTTTTGATGGACGGCAATATTTTTCAATAAAACGAATAGGTCGATGAGCCTTTTCTTCATCGAAGACCCAAGGAAATTCTTCTGTCTCTTGCCTCTCCAAGTCATTTAAGTGTCGCTGGCAAGATAAAATATTTTTCTTACTCGCCTTTATATTTCCCTTAACAACTTGTTCAGCATACCAAGTTGTTCTTACTTTGGGAGATGGTTTTTCGAGAATATAAAAGTGTTTTACCTGCTTTTCACGCCATTTTTTATACCATTTTGCTATTTCTGAAGGCTTAGAAGTCGTCGAAATCGTCGTCATCTTCACCAGATCCATTTCCTTGGTTTAACTTCTTACGTTGGGATGGCGTGAGCCCCAAGGATTTTAATAAGTTGTTTAATGTTTGCACAGTTTTTGTGAGTTCGATAGAAAGGGGATTCTTCACCATATTGGTTGCACCCGCTTTATTCGTGTATTCATACATCAATTTAGAGGATTTTACTTCTTTCTGTAAACGTCTATAAAACTGATGCGTTTCAACATAAAGCTTAATTAACTCCTCATCCGATTCCTCATAATCTTCACCTAAATATTCTCGTAAAACTTTTGCTGATGGTACGGCCATTTTCGGTTTATCCCCCTTTCATGAAAAAATCACTCGTGGTACGTATGACGGGGGTCGCCGGTCTGGAGAGATTCAAAAAATAACTTTAAAGGTAGGGGGGCTATGTTAACTCCTTGTTTGCCCTTACCTTTACAACCGGAACCCTTCGTTTTTGCTTCTTACTTTTCTTTCCTCCACCCTTTTCAGGATGTTCTTTGTTATGACATGCGTTACACAAGCTAACTAAGTTATCCAAAGCAAGCGCAAGTTCTGGATGATCAGTACGCTCTTTTATGTGGTGGACCATATCAGCAGAAATAATGGAATCATTGTTCAAACACTCCTGACAAAGATAGTTGTCCCGTATCAAAGCTAACTTCCTACAGTCGCGCCAGGCTTTACTATCATAGAACTTCTTCGCTTCTTTATTACGTCTATACTTGTCATACTGTTTATGGTTAACCATGGTTCATCATCACTTCACTCCTCTCAAAATAAAAAGCACCCAAATGGATGCTTAATATTCCTTAGTCTCAAACCAAACTATTTGATCATATACTATATATTCTTTTATCGTATGATAAGGCTTACCATCTACCTTCTTTTCAAACACATAATAAGCTTTACCTTCCCCATTCATTCTCTTATCAAACCAATCAAGGAACTTTTCAAATTCAGCTTTTGTTATATCGTATTCCTTTATATGATTGTTAGATAAATGGAGTGTTAATGTAACATTACTATTCTCCTCTGATGTTAACGTAACTTCATTGGAAACTTTACTTTCTCCTTCATTCATAACAGTTGTTACTACATAAAAATATTTTGTTCCTTTTTTAATATCTTTGTCTACAAAAGAATTAGTTGTTACATCACTTGCAATCGTTTCATAAGGTCCGCCAGCATTTAATGCTCGCTTTACATTATACCCTTTCGCTCCTTCAATTGCCTTCCAAGTTAGAGCATGACCTTCCTCAGTTACAGCCCCTTCCAGAACAGGAGATTCAATTTCATTAGGGATTTCAGTTCCAATAGGGACCAAATAACCATCTGAATCTACATCAATAGCATCGATATTTAATCCTCTACTCCTTGGTTTTATTGTCTTTATTTCTACGACGTGATACCCTTTTTCCAATCCTTGTTTTTCATATACAAGCGTTTGATATTGTCTCCCAACAATATCATTTCTATAGTTTTCGGCTACCCCATCTATTTTTATCTCCACTGAAGACGCAAAGGATGTACCATGGAAATCAGAATCATTACTGTATGATAACACTCTCAACTTTGTACCATAAAAAACAAAACGTACAGATCCTGAATAATCCTTTTTAGTTTGTCCTGTTGTATAACCTGGGTGGCGCTCCCACCCTGTGCCCTTATACTCTATTTCACTGCTATCATCTTCATACCTTTTCCAATCTTCTTCTGGCTGTGATAATTGTTGGCCAAGGGTAGCCGCCTGAACTTCATTGGAATCAATGAAAATTAAAGACAAGCTAAACAAAAATGCACTTAATAAAGAGACTATAAAATATTTTCTCATTCACACTTCACCTCTTTAAATATATTTAAATAACAATATATTTAATTATACATTTTTCCCCCATAATATTCCACCGAATTATCGAAAAGCAATATATACTCACTGCATAATCATCTACTCCTTGGCTCACATATCAATAAAAAAGCACCCGAATGAATGCTTGTATTTAGCACAATTCTTTTTTATTTATATTACGGTACGTGAAGTTACATAAGTCTTATACATCTTATAAATCAAGAACATCCTCTTAACTTATTAAGAAGCATAATCAAAACAAGCTGTAACAACTTACACGTTACAGCTTGTAAATATATAATAAGCATTAATATGCGTGTTTTAAGAGTTAAAATCCACTTTATCCCCCGCTGTTAACCGGGTAACGTTTTGGTAACGAGGAACCGCTATCCCCACAAGCTATTCTTTTGTCAAAGAACAGTATAGGTATAGCGTAATATTAGATTCACTTTGAAAAATCCCCGAAAATATCCCCAAAATTGTCCCCCTTTTTATCGGTAAAATAGAAAAGCTCTGCTATAAAAGCAGAGCCAATGAACAGTATAAACAAATTTAATATACAACATCTACATAAACAGCACACAAGGCCATAATTGTATTTTTCACATGAATAAAACCTATTACTTTAATTAGATATTCCGAAAATAAATTTACATTTTTTCTCAATTACTATCTAAATATTAAAACAAAAAATATTTATTCAAACAACCAATATTCAGCACAATAACAATAGAGGAGATTTGCATTTTCAAACAATAAAAAGTATTAATATACTAAAAATCAAAAAAATGTAGAATTATGTATTTTTTCATTTCACAATCATTACAAAAGAAATTGTAAACTATCTCTTGTAAGAAGTTAACCTTACAAAAATACTAGGAGGTCTTGAAATGAAAAAATTCACAAAATTAGCGTTAGCAGGAGTAATTGGTTTAAGCGGACTAGGATTAGTTGGAACATCTGAGGCTAGTGCAGCAACATCTTTCAGTTCTGGCTCTACTGCATCCCAAAGTAATAAGTCATACAATATCGTTGTTAAAACCGGTACAGAAACAGATGCTGGTACCGATGCAAATGTAACTATTACTATTTACGGAAAAAATGGAAGTACCGGACCAATTGCCCTTGGAAATGGACAAGATAACTTCGAAAACGGCGACGAAGATATTTTTAATGTAATTGCAAAAGATGTTGGTGAAGTTACAAGTATTCGTTTATATCAAGATGGTTCAGGCCATAAACCTGGATGGTATGTTGAATCGGTTAAAATAAATGGTAAATCATTCGGTGTCAATAGTTGGTTAGGTGATAGTAGTTCAGGCTCCTACAATAGCTAATTAGATAAAAACAAAAGCACTCTATCAATATTGGAGTGCTTTTATTACTTTACTAAAAGATTGTTCTATATAATCCCCAAAGCAGTAGCAATTAACCGAATAGCACTACCTTTTTCCTCGTAAAAAGGATCCCGATTCATCATCAATTAATTCCCCTTTACAATTTAGGGCTTACCCCTTCTAAAATCTCTCATTTAAGGTCACTAACTACTTTTTTATTTCAAAGTACAGTACTTTATCGTAAATGATATGTTCTGTTCTATTAAATTCCTTATTACTAAAAGTATAAATTGCTTCTCCGTTGCCATTCAACCTGCTTTCAATCCAGTTTTTAAACTTATCAGCTTCACTGGCACTAACTTTGTATTCTTTTTCAAGACCATCTAACATTTGAATTCTCAATACAACCTGCCCGTCAGTTGTTTCTGGTTCAGTTGTCTCAGGCTCAGTTGTCTCTGGTTCAGTTGTCTCTGGTTCAGTCGTTTCTGGGATTTCTGTATACACATTGAACTCATAAATTTTCTCGTCAATATTGCCTACATTATGCAAAGCTATCGTATTTACATCATAATCCTTATATTTTTCATCCAGCTGTTGTAAAGAACCATCTTTTGTTGAAACCTCGACAGTCTCATAATGGCTACCTTTAATCAAATATAGTCGTAATTTACTTTCTGGACTTTCTGTTTTCAGCCTAAACGCTTTTATGCGTACAGGTTTTTCAAATTTATATACAAGATGATCCATACGAGAGCCGCCAGAATCATACTTACCTAGAGGATCATATGTTGTAAGGTCATTATCTGTTACTTTCTTAGCATCCAATCGTAAATCTGGTAGATAAGTACCTAATCGAAGGGTCTTATTATCCAATAATCCACCACTAAAATCAATTGTTTGTTCTTCTGTTGCCAAAGATGAGTTACTAAAAGTTAAAGTAAATACAGCTAAAACAGCCACTAATGAAAAGAATAGCTTTTTATTCATTTTTACACTCCTTTTTAAATTATTTAACCATAATATATAATTATAATAAACTAAACATTAAAGATAAACCTATATTTTCCTTTTCATTAAAATCAAAGTAAACATATGGTAGAGATATTTAATCCATATTAATCAACGCTCATCTTCTGCATTCCCTACAGTTCTAACTATAGGCTATACATTTCTTTATTGTAAAACTAAAAAAGCTCCGCCTTATGACAGAGCTAAAGAACGACATGAACAAACCTAATGTAGCACAAAAGACTATAATTGCATTTTCATGCTAACATAGTTTACTTTTAAACAAATAATAACCAAAATCATTTTACAATTTTTCTCAATTTCTATCTAAATATTAAAACAAATATTATTTATACTAAATTTGCATAATCACTAATTACTTTCATTTCAATAACAACCAATAAAAAATGTTACATACAAGTAAACATAATAATTATACAAAAAGCAGAAAAATTGTATAATACTGTAATTTTTTCTTTATGTACAGTTATTATTCATTAGAAGTAGACTCGGAATTGTAAGGGACAACCTTATTAAAAATACTAGGAGGTTTTATGATGTTAAAAATGAAAAAGCTTGCTGGAATTGCATTAGCAACTACATTAGGGCTTAGTGGCCTAGGAACTTTTTTAGCTACAGATACTCAAGCTGCTGTTCAGAATCAAGAGTCAAAGCAATCTATTGCTAAAACTGCTACAAGCTACCATGATATGTACCTCAAAGTAGGTAAATCTGAAAGAATGGAACCTCAAGGATCCGGATATAAATATGTATTGTTTAGTGACGATGAAATTTATGTAAACTCAAAAACAGGAAAAGTAACTGCCCATGGTCCAGGACTTGCTGAAGGTCGTGTACTCGATAAGAGTGGAAATGTAGTTGCTATATATTATATTGTAGCTGAATACTAAGAAATATTTAGATACCCGTATTAATATTATACGGGTATCTATCATTAAAATTTCATATAATCCCCAACGCAGTAGCAATCAATCGAATTGCACTCCCCTTCTTTTCATAAAACGGATCTCTATTCATCATCAACTCATTATAAACATATGAATCTTTCACTTTTCTATCACCCAGATACTTTAACTCAACTATTTTACGCTCATCCTCATCAAGCGCATAACTTAATGTTCTTTCAATCTGCCTAAATTTCATTTCATGCTTCTGATCTTCTTTCATTTTCGGAAAAAGAATATCGTATCCTGCTTGATTCTGTTCTTCTATGTTTTGCATTCGAACCCGTAGCGCTTTATAATTTTTCAATTCCTTAATTACACGCCTACGCATCTCCTTTTCATCGATGTCTTCGAAGAATGACATTTGCTCCATCGATACGCCCCTTCCTTTTTCTAATTACAAGTACTCTTCATCTTCTATTGAATCTAGTAATTCTATTAATATCCTCGTCTTATAACAATACTCCAGGTTATTCCCAATTAATGAGGCTATTGTAATCAGCACGAAAAATCCATAAGTTACAGAATCGACTAATTCTTCAAAATGATCGGTAGTTGTTCCTGTAAATATTGAACTTTTCACATACCACAAAAACAATCCCACTACCAAGGAGGCTATCACTTTAAGGAAAAATTCCATATAGGATTCGTTTTTATCCAAAACCTTTAGATGCGCTTGTAATAATTTTGCATCTTCTTTTCCTAACTTTAAAAGTTGATACCTTATCAATCTCAAGTTATCTAAAAATTCTTTTTTTGCTCCCCCCTGAAATATTTTATTCTCTAATTGATAATACCCTTTATGTTTTCCCGTGACCCAGCCATATAACGTTGCAGATTCCACTTTTTTATTATGCAAAACCTTCTGTCTTGCTATTGGACTATTCATAAAATCATAGTATGCTACCAACAGGTACATACTCATAAATATTGATCCTACACTTTCACCCAATTTTGGATTTACAATCCCTAATATCACCCAAATAGCCGTACCTAATATAAAAGCCAAAATATAAAAAATAACCTTTTTAATCACTATACATCTTCCCTTTCATCAGATTTAACCTGCTTACCTCTTACGATAATAACAAACATATCCTTAAATTCAAATTTACAACTTTCAATTCTCTATACGCCCTTAGAGAGTTTCAATTCATATCATGTCTTTTCCCCTTCCAAGTACGTCTTGTTCCCTTCCAAAGCCCTTGCTTTTGCCAATACTTCTTCAACTTACTGACATATGAAATACTACGATCAAACATAAAACTAATATCTTTATCCGGAATACCTTGTTCATTCATCTGTCGAACCTTTTCAGGCGTAAGGCCTTCTGGTATATCCTTCTTCCTACCACCACGTCCCTTAGAATCTGTATCAAAATATCTACCCAATTGACGTAATTCCTTATAGGTAGGACAGCTTGGACAAACGCTCACATTAAAGCAAGCGTCGTCCGTTCTGTTATATACACACCGTCTACACTTCTGCTCAATAATGTCACCAATCTCATAAGTAAGTTTGATTCGTTCTTCTTTCGTTAGCTTCATGTCATAAGACCGCCTTTAAAGCCATACCTAATGCTTGTGACCTACCTTGTAATTCAAGACGGTGTTCACGTTCCTGGCTAACGATTTCTTCGGACAAACGTAAATTTTCATGAGCTTTACGCAATTGATTTTCTAATTCCCATTTCTTCTCGTTCAGCAAATTGAATTCGTTTTTCAATGTTTCATAGTCTTCTTCTAATTGATGGTATTGATTCTGATAAAACTCGGTATATTCTCCTGCCTGCAAGCGCATCTTAGTTTCAGCCAGTAACTCTTTCTGCAGTTGCTCTTTCTCTTGTTTTAGCAAATTGTTTTCCTCTACTGTAAATTTCACTTGCTCTTTTAATTTTTTTAACTCCATCATCGTTTCACTTGAAAGAGTTGTAACTTCAGACGTGATTTCCGAGTGGCCTCTGAGCGTTTTCTCAGCTTTTTTCTGTCTAATTGAAGGTTTTATACTTGTATTCTCTTTCGCAACGCCCACACGCTTCTCTGATGGCTCGCGTCTTTTCGAAATGTGGTAATATAATGTGCTTTCGCCAATCCCTAAATGATCGGCAATCTTTGCCCAAGAAAGGTTCTGTTCCCGTAGCTTCTCAGCTTTCTCACACAATTGATTCCAGTTTCTCTCTTCAGCCATTTGATCCGTTCTCCCTTCGCTATCCAATGCTTTACCGAGTTCCCTTAATGATTTACCAATGGGACAATTTTCATAGCACCAATCAATTTTCTTCCGCCAATGCAACCCCTTAGGTAAAACTTCACAACCTTTGCAATTTTCATCTAACACTTTTGAAATTTGAAGTCTTATCTTTCGCTTCTCTTCTTTACCCAACCCGTCACCCCACAAGTGAAATGGTTGTTTGGTAGCACAGCAAATCTGCCATACTACCAAACTTTTTATATTAATCTTCTAATTCTTCATCAAAAGGCTTGTCCTCGTCAGTTACTTCACAATCATCCACAGGTGTTTCTTCAGTCTCAGAAACCGATTCTTCTGCTGGTGTATCTTCCTTCTCTTCTTGCGGCTGCTGTGACTGTTCTGGTTGCTTTTCCTTCCATTCGTTCCACTTCATCGCTAATGGAGCCAGGCGCTTACGATATTCATCAATCATTTCTACAATTTGACCAGAAGACATTTTCAATTCATTGGCTAATTTTAAATAGGATTCTCCCTCAAGACGACGCCTTACAATCTCCGGAAGTTTATTTGACATTCCATCAAAGGTAGGTGCTAAACCACTAAGAATGAATGCATCGATAATTTCACGATCAGCTTGTTCCTTTTCTTCACGAGTTGGGATATTTTCTTCCGGAATATCAAAGTCTGCCTCCAGCTGCTCAAATGCTGGCTTCACTTCTTGCACAACACCTTTATCGTCCACTTCATATTCTCTAATCGGCTTATTCGTTTTAGCATTTAACGTTACGTTATAGTTAACAGTTAATGATTCAAGAGACACATCCACTTTCATATCAATCATTTCAGATAAAGCATCCAACTTACCATTCAACGAAGTGTTTGTTACTTCTAAAACAATTTCTTTCTTACCATCTGGCTTAAGATTTACTTTCTTTAACGTTGGTTTGAATTCAATATATGACATGTGATCCGCTCCCTTTATTTAGCTTGTTTTTGTTTTTTCTCTTCGCGCTTCAATTTGTTATACTCATCCAAAGTAATGAAACCGCCGTATTTCTGCACATGCTTCAAAAGAATGAGTTGCAAGTGTTGATACTTGTATTCAAACAATTTTCTTTTTACACCGAAGGTTTCAGTTACCATACCCTTTATATCAATGACTTCTACTTCACCGTTAGGAAGGTAAACCATGAAGTCTGCCTTATATGTAATCTTTTGGAATGCCTTCTCACCTTTTTTAAACGCTGGTTGTAGGACAAAAGATGGTTGTATTTCAAAATTTATAATCTCACCTGCAGCTTGCCGAACTTTTAACCCTTTGTAATAATCTGCCTCAGCTTTGCTATCAAAAACATGACCATCCAACTCTACTTTTTTATTGTTGTACTTACTCATTTTCCAGCCTTCACTTCTGCTAGTAATCTAGTAATTTCATAAACACCGTTTTCTACTAAATTCATCATATTTCATCCCCTTTTGTTGAGATTTTGTAAAGATTTCCATAAAACCAACTATATCCACAACAGTAGATTTATAATGTAAAGGAGTCGATTAATTATCTGTCGGCAAAATACCCTATACTTGGCTAGGAGAAATCCTAGCTCTTTTTATGCTTGTTTTTACATAACTCCAAGAGTATAAGCACCTTTTCGATAATCTCTCACAACATTTCCATCTTCATCAAAATAAGCAATTTCCCACCAAGGATTACAATTGAACTTGTCCGGATTCCCATCAAATACTACGTACAAGTTTTTCTTCCAGCTCCCAACGATCGTGCCCATTCGACCAGTTACTTCAACACGCATCCCCATGTATGCAAAAGGAATTTTTCGCTGCTCACACATTTTCTGGAATAGCTTTTCTTTACTAAAAACCTGTGTAATATCTACATGCTCCAAGTACTTACACTGGATAAACTTCACGAACTCCTGATATGGCATTTCAAACTGACCTTCACTAAATTTTTGATAATACATTTGCTTCGCTCGTTCCTCTGAATCAGCTGTAAGAATACATTCACATTTCCAGCCTTCGAAGATAGTCGAAAGCTGGAATTTGTATAATGGAGTCATCCTCATTCCCCCTTCTTAATCAAGCCAACCTCGTTTTTCACCTTCCCGAAGAATTGAATCTATCAGTAACTTAGCTCCCTTTTGACTAACCACTACTTGTCCACCGAACAACTCTATATTTGCATCAGATGCTTTACCAGTTACTACACAAACCTTTTCATGCTTTGCAAGCACAACATTTTTACCATCTACATAAATTTCAAGCGGTGTTCCCTCAGGTAAACCTAATGTATTACGAAGCTCTTTTGGAATTACCACACGGCCAAGCTCATCAATTTTTCTTACGATTCCTGTATTCTTCATGTTCCTGCTCCCCTTTAATTTGCTACCAGTTTTTTAAACAGTTCTTCATCCCTCTGGTCCAGCGCACGATCAATAAGCTGTCTTCTCCCAATCAACTGCATTTCCTGAATGAAGCTTTCTAATTCTTGAAGTTCTTTATCTACCAAATCCGTTTCATCCGAGGTCTCATCTTCCAGGACCTCTAAAAATTGAGTTACCTTGTAGCGATCATTAAAATTCAATTCAATGTAAATATCCTCGTCGCGGTTGAGACGAATACTATTAAAAGCACGTTCCGGATTCTCACTAACAGCTTCATTGTTCTTATAAAACAGTAATGGTGTAGTTTTTACGCACTGTGCTGATATAAACAGTGCGCGTGGATACCCATTTTCAGCTTCTTCTACAAAACGGACTTTCTTCAGTAGTATCTCGTTACTCAAAAGGTAAGTAAGTATCCACATGCTTTCACGCCATTTCAGCAAGTAATTATCTAAAAACCACTGCAAGAACTTTTTCTTTTGTTCAACCGACACGTTGCTCATGCATTTGCACCGACCTTTCAAAGTGATCAAGCCAGTTATTCCAACGCTCCCAATATGTTGCTTCTTGCTGCTTTGCTACTTCACAATTGCAACCGCTTGTCTCGATTACACCTGGATACGTTTCTTTACGGATAACGCCAGTGTTATTGCACTGTAAACACATATCATTCACTCTCCTTTTTGAAGTTCCGTAAGCTGTAATTTTCTCCGTACATCTTTAACACTTGGGTATCTTCCATAATCCGGCTAAACTCACGCTCACCGTACATACTAGCCAACTCCATAACTCCAAAGTTTGTAGTAAACAAATTGGTTCTTCCTAACCTACGCTCAAGAATGTCTTTTGTCTTCGTCTTTTTCCAGGTCACTCCGTCCGCATCTTTCTCAGTACACTCAGCACCAAAGTCATCCAGAACAAGTACATCTACATTTGCAATAACGGACATCAACTTGTCCTCTGTTAATTCACTATTTTTATTCCAGGTAGAAGTGATTTTTGTGAAAAGGGCATTCATCTCGATAAACATCGCACTATATCCTCTTCCCATAAGCTCTTTCGTAGCCGCTACACACAAGTGACTTTTCCCAACACGATAGTTACCTGTAATGACGATGCTAGTTGGTTCATTAGGATTGAAATTTCCCACAAAACCCTCCATGAATTTTTTGGCATCAGCTAATTTTTTTGTTGGTGGTATATAGCTATCAAAGGTTGCTTTCTTTAACTTCGGATTAATTAAACTGTTATCAGCAAAAGCATCGTATAAATGAATGACTTCATTTTTCTTTTTAATCGCTAATGTTTCTTTAGCTAGTTGCTGATCTTCGTTTTCTACTGACTTGCATTGTGGACAAAACTCTTGTCCGGTTTCTTTATCGATTAACATGCTTTTATTGCATATATCTTTCAGGTTTTCTTTACCGACCAAAAATATATTTTTACAGCGTTTCGTAGACAGCTGATATCTCTCTATTGCCTTATTTGTAGCTTTACGAGAAATCGTATTTCGTGAGGAAGTCCCCATTCGCTTTAGCTCGCCCATTTGATACACCGTCCTTTACTTTTCCTTTTCTTTTTTTATTTTTTTTGAACTCTTCTTGTGCCGCTTTAACGTCATTCAATGTTTTTATATTTGCTGTAACCCATTGCTTTAAAATCCCTTCAGCATAATTCCATTTCTTTTGCTGTTTTAATGCGATTTCCATTGCTGCCATAACAAGTTCTTCGTTTGTATCTTCTACCCACTTGATGATGCTATCTGCCATGTATGGGTTTAAAAAACCAAAGTTATGTTCATAGAACGAAAGGGCATTACTACTACTTACTACAATATCTGTTGTATTCTCTGTAGTAGTCTCTGTATTTGTCTTTACTTCTAAGTAACTAGGGTCTTTACTTTCAAGTAAGGAGGGTGTTGACTTAGAAGTAGGGACCCTCTTTACTTCTGAGTCAACAGGGTCTTCTTGTTCGCTTTGATACATACTAGAAATTTTCTTGATTTCTGAAGCTATTGGTTCAACAAACATCACGTTATTGAGGGTCTTACCGTCTATCTTGATAGTCCGAAATTCAACCTTAATAAGTTTCATATCAGTCAAAAAATCACATGCTCTTTTAACTTGTAACTTGGTAAAGCCAAATGTCTCGGCCAATTGATCATAATTTTTTTGCAACTTATCGGATTTGAATTTTTTCTTATAAGTTATCTTGCTACTTGTTTCATCACGTATAACAGTGGGCCTGTACCAGTAGACAACTTCGCTTAAAACCATAATGGCCACAATGTGTGGTTTCCCATTGCTAAAAGTTAAATAGTTAAACCATTCATGATCGACTACATTCCCTTTCAAATTCAATTCTCCAATTTCAGATACAGCATTACTCATGCCGCTTACCCCCTTGTGCAAATCGCGATGTAAAACTCTCCGTCCTTAACAACTTTCTTTATCCGATAACATGGGTAACCGGTTTGTATATACCGTGCAATTGACTGCTTCAACTCTTCTTTCGTTTGTGCTCTCTCCCAAAGTTTCGAGGAGAGAAGCACATTGGACTTATTATTCATCAGTCAATATCCATATCGAAGTCCATTTCGGGCTGTTCAATAACCATCGGCTCTTGCTCTTTCTGACGTTTTATATGTTCCAAATCGATAAACTTAGAAAGCGCGGCAATTTGTTGAAGCGATAAATCAGTTGGCTTCTTATTGAACTTTTCTTGAATAATTGTTTTTAAGTCATCTTTTGTCATACCGTATTCTTTCAGCTTTTCATTAATTGAGAACCATTGATTTTCTCGCTCTGATACTTGTGTAACAGATTTTCCTTCTTCGACTTGGATTTGATTTGGCGTAATATCTACACGCGCACCTGACTCGTATGCATCCACTTGATCTACCGGATTCGAACCGACCGCTTCATCTTCATTAATTTCAATACCGTACTGTAATTTAGCAGCACGCTTCATTGCGTGTTTTTTGAACATATCGTTGTACCAGTTGTTCCACATATGCTTGTTATTACCAGTCTTCATGTGGTCCACTTCATTTGTTTCCATCAGTACTACGACATCTTTAAATCCTTCACGTTGCGCTACCGCATAGCACCCAACTACTTGCCCTCGAGGGAACTTCACTTTATGACTTTTAATAAGCCACTCTCCTTCGTCTGATCGTTCTGCTTCGAACTCATCGTTTTCATGAACTGTTTGAACATCGATGCCTTTATAACCGCTCTTTTGTCGCGCTAGGTGAAGCACACCTTCCACAGAAATTTGGATGCTCATTTTACCGCCATATACGATGCAAAAGATGTGATTTAAAAATGGATTTAGTTCTGAATTGACGCACGTTTGAACGAATAATGCGAACTGTTCATTTGTTGTTCCGGATGCGATTGTACCTTTTAATGTATCTAATTCTGATTGAGTAAAGTTCCCGATAACTGCTTGTGTATTTGGTGCTGTTGCCACTTGATTCTTAGACATTTACAATTTCCTCCTTGTTTTTAATTGTTTTTGCTTGAACCATAAATTCTGTATCTTGTACCTGGGCCACAATAAGTTGGCCAACTGGTTTTTCAAAATGTAAAATACTTTCCGCATTATCAACAAACGTTGGTACAATAAGCTCTGATTGCTTTCTCAATACTTCAATCACTTCTAATCCAGCTCTAATTTTTTCTGCTGTTGATAAGCGACTATATGGCTTACCGTCCATTAAAATTTCGAATGTTGCACGTTCCTCACCGTTCTTTAATATTTCATATAGCTGTACATCAATTGTTGTAAATAAACTCTTGATTTTCTCGACCATCAATTCACTACGCTTTGTCCTGAATGCTTTAATTGCATCGAGAATAGCAACTGATTCATTTTTTTCTTTTCGGATCTGCTCTTTTGTTACTGCAGCTTCATCGATTTCTTTCTGTAATATCTGTAGGCTATTTGCCTTCTGTAATGATGCATTCAAAGAGAAAATCTGACTGTCTAATTCGCTTGTTTGTGTTAAGTCCACTTCTACTGGTGAAAGCTTCTTAAATTCAGCTACCAACTCAGCGTATTCTGTAACCAAACTTTTCCCCGTTTGCTTAGCTCTTTCAAAACGATCGATGCGATTTTGTTTCACCTTTCCTAACGCCTCACCTTGCAACTCCTGGCCACATGTATGACATGCTTCTGGAATTTTTTCGCCTTTAATGTCCAGTACAACACTCTTTTGCTTTTCAATTGCTTGCTGCACACCATCAACTTTGTATTGTATTTGCGTATATGCTTGCTGTTGCTGCTTCGAATCGCGAACTTGTTCATCGATTTTAGAACGCTCTTTTCTTAAATCGACTAATTGCTGCTCAATTGCTACTACATCAATTTCACCTTGTTCAGTCTTTTGTTTATCAAATTGTTCCTGCAAAGTGATCACTCTTTCAGATGCACGCTCATGCGATTTTTCATGCACCTTTTTTCGCTCTGTATACACCTTTTGTAAATCTTCTAAGGAATGCTTCTTCAATTTTCCTTCGAGTAACTCCACCTGCAGTTTTGGTAATTCAGCGAATACTTCCTTCTTTAACGGCTCACCTACATATGATAAAAGTTGTTCACGCTGTGTTTGCCAATGCTGTGAACTGAAGAAACTAGGATTGAACAATGAAAGAAATGCTTGTTTATCAATTAACCCATCCACCCAAGCTTCGAACTCCTTCGCTTTCTTTGGTACTTCATTGATAAAATATTGTGCTGTTTTCTTTTGTTTGCGACCGATTAAAATATCTTTGTTATCTACCTGGATAAGAAAGTCAACTTTTGTTTCTGCATCAGCATCGTGGATTGGATTCACTTCAATTTTTGTTCCGAATGGATCCGTACCATATAACACCCATGTGATTGCTTCAGCAATCGTTGACTTACCACCACCATTGCGCCCAACGATTGAAGTGATATCACAAAATAAAATCTCTAAATTCGAATGATTCTTGAAATTCCTGATAGAAATCGATTTAAATTGAACGTGCATTTTATGTCCTCCTTGTGATAAAATACTGTTAAATATATTTGTTTAAGGGAACCCACGGCCAATGGGTTCTTTTTTATTGCTCCGAATACTTTTGCAACAATTCCAACGCTTCATTAATGCTCCCGTTTAAATCCTCAGAGCTTGCATCTTCTGGACACTCTTGTAAAATCCCAACAGCTTTACTTATTACTTGCTGTAGATGTTCAATATCAACTGCACTTGTAACAATACCTTCTTGTTCCTGTGGATCTGGCTTACCATAACCACTGTGCATAGACATTGGATTTTCAAGCATCTATATCACCTCCTCACAAAGCGTTATATTGTGTACTCGTTGAACCATTTCCACCTTCACACCACGACTTTTCAGTTCACGAATCACGTTTCGTATACGCTCATGTTCTTGATTGTACTGCTCTTTGGCTCTGTACATTTCAGCAAGTTCCCGCCTAGCCAGCCTTGCGTCTATTACCCACTTATGAAAAGCTACTTCATCTTTTTCAACCAACGCTTGACGTTGTTGTGCCATACAATGATTAACGAATGTGATACGTTCTTGTGCTTTTGCTCGATGCTTTGGTAACACTCGATGTATACTCATAACTCTATTTCCCCTTCCGTAATTGTTCATTTTCCGCTTTCAAACGATCATGCTCGTCTAATATACTTTCAATAAAGTTGCATAAAATCGTTGTTCCACCTAAAATTAACACTATCGCTGCATAGAAAATCATTATATTGAGTGGGTTTTCCGGGTCCATTTCATACCTCCTATACCACTTTGTTTTCAGCCTGTTTTTCCATCCATTCATAAAATTTGCTTGTGAGAATCATCCATCTCTTACCTTCTCTAAAGGCTGGGAATCCATCAGTTTTAACAATTTCATACATGCGATTCTTTCCAACACCTAAGATTTCCATCGCTTCCTCCAATGTAAGAAGTGGCTTCTGGTGAACCACTGGTGACTGTTGTTTATGTAAAAGTTCTATTAGTGGCTCAATCGCTTTAGTAACTGCTTGTTGAATTTGCTCTTCGATTGTCATTTCTACACCTTCCTTCTTAACTTCTCTTAACCAGCCTCAACTTAACTTAAGTTAAGTTGAGACTAAAAAATTTTGATTACATCTAATCTTACCCCAAAAAAATTTGCAATCTTAACGACTAAATCATAATATGGACGACGTTTTCCGTTTTCTATATACCAGTAATAGACCTCTGTTATACCAACGGCAAGAGCTACTTCCTTACATGTATACCCTTTTTCTTCACGTAGCTCCTTTAGAGTTTTCATAAGCAACTCCTCGCTTCCGTTTTTGTTGTTAAACTCATAATAACTTAACTTATAGTTAAGTTCAAGTTTTTTATTAAACTTTTTTAAAAAAGAATAAAAAACATTTTATATAAATTTCACCATTCCACTTAACTGTCAGTTAATATATAATGACATTAAAGTTATATAAAATAAAAATGACGTTACAAAAAATAATATAAAATACATTGGGGTGCTTATTGTGTTTGATAAAGCGAGATTAAAAGAGTTAATTGATAAAAGAGGGATTACTCAACAACAATTAGCTGATGCGATTGGTCTTAGTCATGTTTCTATTTATTATTATGTAGAGGGCAAAAAAACTCCCGGGACACGCACTCTACAAAAGATAGCTAATTATTTTAAAGTTACTACAGACTACTTATTAGGTTCTTCAGAAGTTCCTGAGTTAACAGCAGATCAAGATTTTGAATTAACAAGAGAAGCTCAGGAAATTTTAGATGCTATTAATGAACTAGATCCTGAAATGAGGAAAAAGGCCTGGGAGCAATTAGAAATGTTCTTGCAATACGAAAAAGCAAAAAAATCATAAAAGAGACTACCCAATAAATGGATAGTCTCTTTTTTATATAGCTCTTTCTTTTGAGCGATTTAATAATATATCAAGTAAATGCATTTTTTTCTCCTCTTCTTTTAAAATCAATAAAGCTTCTCTGATTTTATGTAATTGCTCTTTTTTCTCCATGCTCCCATTCCCCTATCTTTACTTTTTTTTCCATAAATTCCACTTTCATTATTCATCTTTAAAAAAGTGAATATCTCATAAAAGCACGAATGCGATTGCCTCATAAGAGACAATCGCATTCAAAACTTTTAGTTTGTTTAAATTTTAACCAGCTGAACCGCCACCAGGATCAACTTGAGAATAAGGGACAACCTTTCCAAAAGCTTCTTGTTTAGGTTGTTCATGTTTAATTGGATTAAGTAACACAGTAGCTACTATGGCTAACATTGGAATAACTTTGAAGATTTTTTTCATATGGCACCCCCAAAATATCTTACCTAAATTGTAACATATATTCTAAATTATCCCTAATATTTTCTTAGGCAATTGCGAATAATAAATATTTCCTTTTCTCTCAAGCATAACTAATGACTCTTGAATCAATCCTTTATCATTCTTAGCTAACCCAAGATAACAAGTTTCAAATGCTGTCAAATGATCTCTTTCTTTTATAATTTCATTTAATATTTTTATAGCTCTTCCGTTATTTCCTTTCTTAATTTCAAAATAAGCCTTTTCTGAATTATCAATAGGAGTTAACGTATTTAATTCTTTATCCCAATAAATTTTAAGAAAGTCCAGTGTTGCTATAATACGATTTCTTTTTGCTATCATCTTTTCATTAAAGCTATTTTCTAATACTTCTAGGGCCTGTAAAAAGTAACTATGTGATTTTTCATAGTTATCAAAGATATAAGATTCTCCAATAGCAGATAGTGTACTAGCTTGTGATATAGGAAACATCTTAATTCTATCTAAATATACTACTAATTCATCGCCATACTTTCTAACCTGTTCTATATTCCCCATAGTTAAATCCACAATATGGATTACATCATTAATCTTAGCCGTAAAGCTCTCTTTCATAAAACCAGTTTTGTCATTAATTTGTTTCTCTATCTTATCTCGGACTAGATACGCCTCTTCCTGAAGTAACACATAACTACCTTTATCATAGGAACCTAAACACTGAAGTATATCTAATAAGATCCTTAATTCTTCTGTTTTTACTCTTTCCTTTAACTTTTTTACTTCCTGGAGTAATTTATTTTTAACTAAACCTTCCATACCTCTTTTATAAAATAATTCGTATACGTCAGCTCTATCATGATTTTCTTTATTCTTAGAGTCCCTCGCTTTTTTAATCAATAATTTTAATAAAGCAAATTCTCCTCTTGCATGAGCATATTCTAAAGCTATCCGAATATTAATGTTTCCTTTTATTGTTTTGCAATATTCAGATATCGCTAATCTACTAAATGTATTATCTTTAGTGAAATGATTTATTAATATCTGTGAAAAAGAATAAAAAGCAAATGTTCTTTTCCCATTAAGACACTCAGAAAGCCGACTTTCTCGCATTTTCAATTCAATTGCCAATTTCTTATTTGTAATTCCGGATGCTAATAAATTGTTTTTCATTCTTCTTAATATTACTTCCATTCACTTTGTCCCCCTTTTTGGAACAAAGACACATTTCCCTACTTTTGAAATAAGAAAACGCACCATTGTGATGAACTAATTCCCTTTGCTGTGATATACTATGTACTAGACTCATGGTAAATGTTTTCCCTAAGGCCTTTTAGGGTTACGGCATCATCGGTGTTCGCAGCACCTTTGAAGCGCACTATGGGTCTTTTTTATGTTCCTTTTAAAATTATCTTATCATAAGATTCAAAACCTTATTTCCATATATATACTTATCATGTTGAGAAAGTTTTTTCAGACTAAATCGATTCATTAAGAATCTTATATTATTTATTTGACTCTAAATGAATCAAATATAGTTACGCAAGAAAATTCTGCCTATAATTTTTCTTATGAAAACATTATCTATTTTTTCTCAACGCGCCACAATGTTAAGAGAAGAGCAAGGACTCCGTCAACAAGATCTTGCTGATAAACTATCAGTAAGTCGTAGTAGCATTAACAGTTATGAAAATGCTCATCGTGAACCCGACTTTGATGTCCTTATCCAGTATGCAAGATTCTTCAATGTTTCTACCGATTTTTTACTCGGCTTAACTGATGAGAAGCTTCCTTATATAGCTTCCGATAAAGTCATTACTGCATGTGGATTACTTATGGATATCATGTCAGATGTTGATGAGGAACATCATGACGAAATTTTACGAAATGTCATGCGCTATGCTCGTTTTCTCAAAAAAGATGTAAAAGATCACCGCTAATGTGTGGTCTTTTTCTCTTGGGATTATTTTACCACAAAACACGAACGTTAGTTCTTGTTATTTTCAAAAAAATGTTGAGAAAATAACAACTTTCTCCCTCCATTAAGAAAACAACTTATTAAATATAAATTTCCTAAAATACTATTAATGAAATTATATCTAAATATGTTATTATATTGATTGTTATACATAATATAGAAAACAGGAGGTTCTTTATGAAAAAGAAATTTATGTTCATGCTGCTCTTGTTCGTCATGATAGTTGGAAGTATTCCACTTTCAGTGGCAACAGCGCAAAGTACTAACACACAAGGTGAACAATTCGAAAAAGGGAAGTATGATTTAACTGCCGAGGCCCCTTTTGGTCAAAACTGGGATAAAAATTCTCCATATGTTGGGACTGATGTTACTAAAGTAAAATGGGAACACAAAGTTTACTATAAAGACGAAAATGGACACGGTATTAAGCGATTTTATGCTCAGCCTGCTGTTGGAAAAGATGGGACTGTTTATGTAGGAAATCAAAATAGGAAATTATATGCATTTAATAAAGACGGCTCTATTAAATGGACCAAAGATGATATAGCATATATGTATGCATCTCCAGTTATAGCAGAAGATGGAACAATTTACATTGCAGGTATCAAATTAACAGCTTTACATCCAGATGGCTCTATTAAATGGCAAGTTGAAAATACAAATGCTCAGTCAACTCCTGTTATAGATAATGAAGGAGTCATCTATATACATAATCGCAACGCTCATCGAATTGAAGCTTATAATCCTGATGGTTCTATTAAGTGGGTATCAAAGAAATTATTTCGTGGAAATATCAACTCTGGCTCTATGTTGATTTCAAAAAATGAAACTATTTATTCTTTATCTGCCGAAGGAGAAACCGGGTATCTTTATGCCCATGATAAAGCAGGAAATTTATTATGGGAAAAGAAATTTAAATCAACGGGCGGGTTTAGCTTCACTCTAGGGTTAAACAATGAAATATTAGTTAACCTTTATAATAATTTATATGTACTCGACCAAAATGGGAATATTATACAAGAGATTAAAGCAGAAACCCCCTTCCATGCTGCACCTACAGTCTCTAGTACTGATGGGACTATTTACATCGCTAGTGATGGTTATCTGTATGCATATAAACCTGATTATACATTAAAATGGAAATACTACGCAGGTTTTGGTAGCAGGATGATGGACTCACCTGTTATTGATAAAAACGGGGTAATTTATGTTAAAACTTCATTTAAAATGTTTGCAGTAAATCCAGATGGAACATTAAAATGGAGTATGCCTAATTCCCCATCACAATTTAGTGCTGGGGGCATAACAATTGGACAAGATGGAACCTTATATACAGCTGGAGATAACCACCTTCCAAATTATAAAACTTATTATTCTATAATGGCAATAGGAGATCCTTATGAAGATAAGTTCTGCACAAGAGAAAGTACATACATGGAAGTATTAAAAACTCTTGAATCCAAAAGTAAGAAAGCTAAATTAACAGAAGAAGAAAAGAAAGAAGCACGTGAGATTTTAATGCAATTATCTGGTCAACTGGATAGCCCAGAGCAATAAATCTATTCATCTAATCGAATATCATGTGCCCTATTAGTTTTCATAAAAGGTATGAAGGACTACATTAATCACAGTGTAGTCCTTTCTTTGTTTCATCAGAAAATAAGACCATATATCTCTTTTTGTCTTAGAAAAACATTTGTGCAGTTATTTATTAAAGTAATTATTTTCATTCGACATTGTACGACAATATCTCCCCTCTTAATCTGATATCCTACATTTACAAATATTACATAATCAATCTCGGAGGAAATACAATGAACAAAAAAATATTGGCAACTCTAGCTTGTGGTACTTTACTTACTATCGCCGGATGCGGTAGTGAAGAAAAGACAGTAAAAGACGAGCCTAAGCAAGCAGAGCTAACTAAAAAAGAAGAAGATACAACTCAAGAATCATCTAAAGAAGAGAATGCTGCTACGTCAGAACAATCAACAGAAGAAGCAGCCCCTACTCAAGAACCAACTGACGAGGAAACTACAACAACACCAACAGAGTCAACAAATGAAGAGACATCACAATTAAATCAAAATGAATATACAGATATATATAAGCAGATTGAACAAAAATATCATGAACTGAACACAGAATTTGAATCCCAACGTCAAAATTATGATTCAACTACGTTTGGGCAATTCTCTTTTAAATTCACCTCTGAAGTGCGTGAGCTAAAAGACAAGATACCCTCAGGGAACATGCAAGATGCATCATTTAATTTATCTGTTGCTGCAGGATCACTCTATAGCCTCCATATGGGATACGAGGATATTTTATCTGGGGAAAATCTAACCGAAGCTAATAAGCTAGTTACAGCTATGAAAAAGGATATTGAGGATAACTTAAAAATAGCAAATGAACGTTTAACACAATAAAAAAGAGCCAAATGGCTCTTTTCATACTGTTGAAAAACAATCTAGTC